TAGTGTCTGCATCCCAATCTAGGGAAGCAGGGGCATCTGTTCCTCCGCCTGCTGTGTACCAGATTTTACTCAGTGCAACGTGGGCGCAAGCTTTCCCGTTGTTTGTTGTCAATGCTGAAACATCGACCAACGTTGTGCTGCTTGCGCTTCCGTCTGATAAAACTGAACAATAAACAACTAGTTTTTTGTCGTAGTCATATTGAATGGTAGGGCCTGTGACTGTATTAGCCATAATAAGCTCCTACTATTAACTATTAGCAAATGGTGTAACTATAGTTCCTGAACCAAGTATGATTCCTTCAACAGCATACTTAGCACTTGCCATAGCGGTACATTTTACAATACTACCTACAAGCCCACCTTTAGTTGTTCCATTCATGGTGATTACATCGTTAGCTGCAGCAGAAATAAAAGTTTTACCTGTTGCATCATCTACACCTGTATATAACCCACCAACGAACTTATCTGTTCCATCAGTTAAGATGTCCATATCTGTAGCTGCTGTGACAACTATAAAGGTAAAAGTAGCGCCTAGGTTATTGGTTTGGTTTGGATCGTCGTCACTGCCTGGAGCAGTTGCAACAATAGAAGGTAGAGTAAATTTACCGTCTGCGTCATTAGTTACTAGGACTTTTCCAGCGTGTGCTGCAACAGTCAAAGTTGTGTCAGCAGTTAGACTAACTACGTTAGCGTTTCCTGCCGAAATAAAGCCAGCTAGTGATTTAACTGGACCTGAAAAGGTTGATTTTGCCATAATTTTTTCTCCTGAAAAAATAAGTCCTATTGTCTTGGCTTGTCTGCTAGGTCAGTCGATAGGACAGGGTTATCCCTAGATACAATAACTATATTACTTGTAAAATTGGGAAAAAGGAAGGGAAAGTGTGCCGGGTTGAGTAAGAAACCCCCGGCGAGGTTCCATATTTGGTTATGCTCCTGGGCTTCCAAATACTGCTCTTGGATCACTCCATCCAAAAGAGTATCTTTCTCTAGCCTTGTAGCGAACATTGCCTGTGTCAAAATCAGCTTCCATTGAAGTTCTGATTGGTGAACGGTCAAACATTTTGAATCCGTTCGGACAATCAGTCTTAATGAACCAAGCATCAGTGTCAGTGAGATAATGATTAACGGTATAGCCTTCAGGGATCATTCCCATGTTTTTCATAGCGTTAATATCATTATCAGACGTTCCAACACGTCCTGGTGTTTCCAACAATCTATCGGCAGTGAATTGTAGTTCTTTAGGAATGATTAGTTTCGTTCCTTGAAGAGCTACTTTCAATCCACGTTCGTCAGTAAATGCTGCAATGTCAATAAGAGCTTGTTCCAACGAAGTTTCGTTCAGGTCAGCTGCAGTTGAAAGTTCGTTACGCAAATTAGCGCCACCCACAGTTGGGTGGTCTGTTGCGCAAAGTTCTTTACCGTCTCCGCCTAAATAACTTGTGTTGAACGCTCTGTTTAAAACAGATGCTGCTTTTACTTGCTTAGTGTTTGCCATACTTCGGGCGAGCGCGCGAGTATATCTTGCTGACAATCTGTCATACAAGTTATCTTCGACCGCTTCCTCAGTGATTGAAAACGCCAATGCTATCGTTTCGTGAGTATATCTTGATGTAAACGCTTCTTGCGCTTGATCAAAAGCTACCCCTGCTCCTTCTGACTTGACAGGTGCGCTATCAAACCCTGTTAACATTACTTCTTCTTCAAAAGCGCGATCACTTGATTCGACGTCATAAATTTCTTCATGTTCGTTATCATATCTATCGTACTCAAGACCAAATAATGCATTAAGGCCTGGAAGCAATTCTTTTACCAATTGTGCTCTACTAATTGCCATCTAAATTACTCCTTACGTTCCTGCAACAGGACCTCTGTAAGCGTGCTCATTGATTATTACAACCAAATTTGCATTATCCGCTGTGAGATCTCCGTTAGAGTCATCTTGAACAACACCAACGATTTTAAGCTGAAGTGCTTGCGTTGTTGCTATAGTGCTAGAGTCGAGTTCACGAGTGGAAACACCTGTAGTCGTTGAACCACCAATGCCATCAGTATCCGCATTTCTGCCCATACATGTAATGGCTGAAGCACCGTCCGCTTGTACAAGAAACATTTGGTTAGGGTCGTCATAGATATAACATTCTATAGCTCCGCTTCCGAGTGCCGTTGTACTAGCTGGATAGTAATTCGAGAAGGTAGGCTCACCGCTTGAGTTGACATAGTAACAATGTGAGAACACACCGACTATGTTAGCTGAAGAAGCTGCTGCTCTATTAATATATCCGCCTGCGAATATACACAAGTCACCTTGAAAGATGCTTGTACCATATCCGGAAGGATCAATACTATATTTATTAGCTTCTTGTACAGCTGAACCAACATTTAGGCCTTTATAAGGTCTTAGACCAAAAGCCTTGTCTACGTTTGCCATGTTAAACTTTTCCTCTATTCAAGAATTATTATTAAAAACCCTTAGTTCGATGAACCTTGAGTTCCGCCAATTGTTACGCGAGATTGCCTATTAGGTTTACTAATTGACATACTAGGATGTGTTCCATCTTTCATCAAATCATTATCAACCGCGTCCATTTGTCCCTCTGCCTTTGTTGTAAAGTAAGCGGTCCTTTCTTGGACGGTTTCGATTGGGATTCTACAAAGAATCAATCCGCCAACACCAATTACTCCTTGAAATTTACCTTCTTCCATTACGGGAGAATCGAAATCAGGGTGTTCATCTGCTCTCACAGGTTCCCAGCCTTCACGAAGTCTAGCCATCACATTTTTCTGATCGTCTTGACCTCTAGCTTCCATTCTTACCCAACGGTGAACGTATCCTTCTGGAGGATTCGGTGCATCCAAAGCGGATGGTGGAGCCCAAGGTTTTCTCGCTTGTTTTTTCTCACGAGTTTGGGCTTCGCGTGGTTCGCGACTTGCGTCGACTTTATTGTTTTTTGTCATTGTTGTCTCCACGTTTATTCAACATATTTCGCGTACTCATTTAAAGGCACACCTAGCTTCTTCGCTATTGCTACCTGTGAAGGTGTGAGTCTCACAGACTTGCGCCCAGTTTTAGCGCTGCGTTTTGCAGGAGCTACCGCTTGGGCGGGACGACTTTGTTGAGACGTTTCTCCAAATTTATGGGGAAACTCGTCTCGTATTCGTTTATCTATCTCACTATAATACTCATCGCTTGTCGCGTCAAACCCTTCATTCAACAAATCTTCGTGAATAGCGAAAGAAGTCATGGTCATTGCACGATCATCACCAAACCAAGAATTGCCTTCTGCCCAAGCTTCTGCTCTGGGATCGGGTTTCATAGGAGCGGCTTGCTCTTCTTGTTGTGCAAAACTTTGTGTGACCTGTGTTGGCGCTGTCTGCTTTTGTGCGGCTCTTCTTTGATTAAGTGCTTGTACGCGTTGAGCCTCAACCGCCAAAGCCGCCAGTTTTTGTTGTGCTTGTACTTGTTTTTCTACGTCTTGTTCTTCGTTTGCTTTTTGTAAAACATTTTTTGTAGCTTCTGTTTCAGCTGTTATTCTATTTGCTTCTGAAAGAATATAATTTCCGTCTGTGTTTTGTTTTTGTAGTTTAAGCGTTGAGTTTTCTTTGTGTACGTTTTGCGCGTATTGTGTGGCCGCTTGTTCTCTGCGTTCGGCTTCTCGCAGTTTTGCGGTGAGTTTACCGATCCGTTTCTGTACGCCTTTGCTGTATTCTTCGTGTTCGTCTTCTACTTTTTCTTCAGTTTTTTCTTCGGTTTTTTCTTCGGGCATCGCCTCTAAAATATTTTCTTTTACGGGCTGTGCTTCAAAAGTTGCGTTTTGAGTTTCTTCGATTTCTACGTCTACTTCGGGTCCTGTATCGTCAATTTGTACAAGCTCTTCGGCAGGGTTTAGGTTTAGTTTGTGCTCTGGCATGATTTTTTCCTCATGTTAAAATTGATGCAGAATTGCTTCTGGGTTAGGTACTCTTGCAATGATTTCATCGTCATTGAGTATTTTTATTTCACCGCCCTCAATTTGAAAACGAGATCCTGCGTAACGACCAAACATTACCCAATCTCCCTCTTCGCACCAAGGACCGGTTGAAAATCTTTCTCCGCCGTAAGCTAGGGAACCAACTTTTAGAACATAGCCTAAAACGGTACTGACTTGCTGTCTTCCAAGTGTTTCGTCTGTTAGCTCAATCCCACCCTTTGTTTTTCTTTCACCTCTAAAAGGAAGAATCATTACTCTCCATCCAGTCGGTTCTGGAAGACTTTCTAATAAATCTTCACCAACTTTGCTTGAGTCCAGCCCAATGCCTTCGTCATATACTTTTTCTAAGGGTGTTTTTTCGGACTCTTCTGTGGCCCATTTTTGTTCTAGCGCTGTTCTAGCCATTATTCTATATCCTGATTTTTAAGAATGGTTCTAATTTCTTCGCGAATGAAGTTTAGCGCTTCTATTTGGCCGACCAGATTACGGTAATGAGACCAATCTTTTGTTTCACCGTTGGTCATCATTTCTTGTATCTGCTGCTCTTTTTTCCCAATTGCGCGCTGCACAGCTGTCGCGAACTCTAAAATGTCTATTTTTATCTCCTAGCTTTTATACTGGCTCTTTTTATAAGGGTTATTATAAGGGTTAAAAATTGTGTAGCCGTTATCAGGAGTTGGAATAGTTGTAACTCCTCCCATTTTTGGAACACCAGAAGGTCCATAAGGGTCAGATTGATATTGTCCGCTTTGGTATGGGTTATAACCATAGGGTCCGGTTGCTACTTTGTATTGATTTGGGTCGGGGGGCACATACGGAGTCGCCGCATCCCCATCCTCTGGACCCGTCGTACTATCTGGGCCCGGACCAACATCTCCACCAACATCTCCACCAACATCTCCACCAACATCTCCACCAACAGCACCCGCGGCCTCTAAAGCCGCCAGTCTTTCTTCTAAGCCTGTGGAATCAAAACCTGGAGTAGCGCTTTCTTGTATCATACC